ACTTATGAAGTAAGAATATTGGATAAGACTAAGAAATGCTGCTATCCTTTCTACTTTACATTGAGAACTAAAGGTTTGAAAAATAATAAAGACTTAGTAGCATGAAGATTAGATTAGCAAAGAAAATTATGAAGCAAGTTTACAGAACTCGCTATTGGGCATGGCGATTTGGTTATTTCCATGGTAAAAGAGATTCTGGCAAGCTAGCAGGAGACCATCGACTGATAAAGGCGATGAGAATGACAGGTAAATTGTACCACACAATCCCCACCCAGCTATCACAGCCTAGTGGGGGATATAAAAACTGAACAATATGGAAGAAACGTATAACGGTTATGGCTTTATTGATGCAAGACTTCCAAACGCATTAGATATTATAGCAGAAGAGTTCTATACTCAAATGAGCTATTATATGCTACCAAAAGAAGTATGGTATTCTTAATTGTAAAAATATGAAAATCAGACTAGCAAGAAAAATTCTTCGCAACTCACCATTTCACAAGCATCATAAGACAACATCTGAATACTGGTGGGTCAAGTGCATCATGTACCCAGTGCAATGCGACCACCGCATCACCAAGGCGATAAGTTTAACAAATAAAAATAAATAAAATCATGAACGAAATTACAATGATTAGCAAGTCAACTTTCCTAGGTAAGGAGATTGATGTGTATGGAACAGCCGAGAACCCTTTGTTCTTGGCAAAAGATGTTGCAGAGTGGATCGAGCATTCTGATGTATCGACCATGATGCGCAATGTAGATGAAGACGAAAAGGTTACAAACAATGTTTGTACCCCTGGTGGAACTCAGAACGCTTGGTTCCTCACCGAGGATGGACTTTACGAGATTCTGATGCAATCTCGTAAGCCAATCGCTAAGCAGTTCAAGAAGGGCGTGAAGGAAATCTTGAAGTCTATCCGCAAGACTGGTGCATATTCTGTCAATGCACAGATAAAAGATAGAGTAGAGGCAGGTATGATGTGGGTGGAAGGATGCAAGCGAATCCTTAACCTCAGCGAGGCATCTACTCTCTTGTTGATGCAGAAGGTAGCAGAACCTCTTGGTCTTCCATCCCCAGACTACGTTTCGAGCAAAGGCGTGATGCACTCTGCATCCGAACTTCTCAAACGCTTTGGCTCCAAGATGTCAGTTTTGAAGTTCAATCAGAAAATGATTGAGCTAGGTTTCTTAAAGGAGGAGACCCGACAAGGCAAGTCAAAGCTTCACAAGTTCAAGATTATCACAGCCAAGGGAGAAGCATACGGTGAAAACCAAGTCTCTCCAAAGAACCAGAACGAGACACAGCCACGATGGTACGACAACAAGTTTAACGAACTTCTTAAAATATTATTAGGAGAATAAAAATATGGAACAAAACACAGAGACAAAGACATTGAGTTTCAGCAAGGGAATGACCAACATTCCGAGTGATAACATCTGTACAGACGATGAGCTTATGGAGTCTGTCGGATTCATCTACCGTGATGGGGAAATGAAGCCGATACAGAAGCCATTCTGCATCACAGGCGATACGCCGCTTGAAGGAAAGCTTGTGTATGTTCACAAGTTGGCAGACTACAGAAACCTTATCACCTACGTAGAGGACAAGAAGCAGCTCCTCATCCACATCTATGCTCAAAGTGGAGACACCACAGCGGAAGATAAGCAGACGATAGAACTTGGCTCAAAGTTGCTAGACATCAAGCATGTTGGTAATACATTGGTGTGCGCTATAGAGAATGGGAATCATTACTTGCTATTCAAAAATAACAAGTATCAAGATCTTGGTACGGATTTACCAGAGCCTGGTATTGTTATAGGCTTGCAGAGTACTAGCGACCAACCAACTATGAAGACTAATTGCATATTGAAAGAGTTGGTCAAAGATTCTGATATGTATCTGGTTCCGAGAAATAGCCAAGATAAGGATTACTCGTATGACGAAAATGGGCAATTGGTTAAAGTATTTACCAAGGACGGAGTGCCTAGTAATATATATACAAGATACAAGAAATACGAGCTATATACCGACAAGGAAAAGTGGGATAATGCTCAAAAGGCTATTCAAGGTCACATTGGAGAGGTTGAAAAACTATGCAAGAAGAATAAGATGTTCCTTCATCCTTTCTTTGTTCGTGTGGCTTTAAAACTTCACGATGGTAGCTATGCCAAGATTTCTAATCCAATAATCTGTTATCCTAGCGTTCGAAAGAATGTCTATATGGTACCTGTGTGGTATGACGAAGATAGCAAAACGTGGAAAGAAACAAATGCTGACAATTGGGCTGTTACCGATTTTATGTATTTCCCAAGAACTGCACACATAGAGTTTGCTCCTATCCTTAAGGACTGGGAGAAATGGAAGGATATAGTAAAAGAGTTCGTGGTATTTGCAACGAAAGAGGTCGTTCCTTACAAGTTGGAGGAAACATGGAACTTTTCTGCTCCTCTCGATTCTCAGGGTAAGATTTACGCAGATAGCATTGAGGTTGATACGGCGGCAACACCTGTTCAGATGAAATATCAATGGGGCACAAATACAGAGCATGGTATGAAATACCCAGCTACGGTTATTCAACCGACATACAAAAGTGATAAGGAAATTATAGAGGAGCTTCTTACTAGAACACAATTTTATAAGCTATTATCTCTTAAGACAGATGGAAGTGTTGGATTCTTTCCTTCGTCAGAAGGATTAAGTTTCCTTTACTGGTTGAAAGGAAAAGACTATATCAAGGATGGAGTACTAGAGAACCTAGAAGAGCAGGAGCAATTGCCAAAGGATGATTACTATGGGTGGACTAAGAACGTTTTTACAAACATGTTTACTTATAATAACAGATTAAATTCTTTTGGCATAAAGCGTTATCCTTTTCGTGGTTTCGATTATTTTGTCGCAAAGAAAAATAAATCTTATGTAGAGCCATACGGAAATATAATTGACGTTACTTTCTATGTTCACATCGTTTCAAGCAAGATGGATAGATGGGTTAAGTCTAATGACACAGGTTATGTGTATGGATTGGACGGATGGTTTTATTATCCAGACCCTAATGCAACAGAGGTGATTATCTATCGTCATGATCAAGGAGTAAGTAAAGGCAGAAGAATACAGCTTAGACAACATCCTATGTTGAACGGCTCATACTCATTCGAAAACTTGCCTCTTTCTGGAAATAACTACAACATAGAAGATAATATCGAGCTACCAACTGTAGATGATAACGCATGTGAAGAGATGGATTCGCAGATATACACATCAAATGTCAACAACCCTTTTGTCTTCGAGGCATCTGGCGACAACACTGTAGGCACAGGCAAGATACTCGGCATCACAGCCAATACCGATGCTGTCAGTCAAGGACAGTTCGGTCAGTTCCCTCTGTTGGTATTCACCACCGAAGGCATCTATGCCCTCTCTGTCAACTCTGAGGGATTGTATTCCGCAGCCTATCCTGTCTCCCGAGACGTGGCTAACGATAACTCTCCATTCACACCGACCGACAAGTTCATCTTCTTTACCTCCAAGAAGGGATTGATGGCAGTGAGCGGCGGAACGTCTGCTTGTGTGAGCCGACAACTCGGAGGCAGATTGCCAGACGATTTGAATTATTTCAGCGCCGATGGCGAACCGCTTGTGTTGGAACATATCGACCATGCAGGTATTGTTAAGTTCTTGAAGGATTGCCTCATCGCCTACGATTATCAAGCATCGCTCCTTCGCATTTTCGGCAAGGATAAGTCCTACCAATACATATATAATATGGAAGACCAAACCTTTGCCCTTGATAACAGCGGAATCGTAGCCCAGGCAGTAGTAAATGATTACCCCGACAACCTCATACAGGATACCGATGGAAATGTGTATTCGCTGACAGATAAGCCAGATGTTAATGAGGACGAGAACCTGTATAGCGGCACCATTATCACTCGACCGATGAAGCTAGGTAGCTCACTCATACTGAAAAGCCTTCGAGCAATCCAGCACTTCCGTAGAACAGAGCAAGGAAAGTTGCATTTGGATATTCTCGCCAACAACAACGCCGGCAAGCAGTGGTGCAAGCTACCTTCACTCTTTGGCAAGCCGTGGGCATTCTTTACCTTTAAGTACACCCTCACCGACTTCAAGGCTTGTGATTCCTTTCAAGGCACAGCGGTAACCATCCAAAACCGCCGTTCTCTGCTCCGAGGGCAGAACTAGCCATCAAAACCACAAAGGCGACTACTCATTACGAGCGGTCGCCTTTTTCATTTCAACTAAAACTTAAACCTTAAAAACTTATGAAACACATTACGAAGAAATCCAACTATATATCCTAACCAGAAGCACCAAAGATGCAGAAGTCCGTTCACATTCGGCACGATCATGGTGCAAACGATGAATGGCATCGCCTTTACGAAGGCATCCTTCCACTTTCCTGTTCTTCCCCACATAATCCCAAAAGCACCAAACAAGAACCCCGAAAGCCCCATCGTCTCACCATCCACATACATCGGCAGAAAGCTAGCCACTACAGCCACCCCGAAAGCCTCAGCCAGAGGAATCTTATTCCTGATGCTCCAGAGCACCATCATGTTGATGCAAAGATGAAACACATTCGCATGGCAGAAGCTATACACCAGATGATTCCACCATGGACACCCATCATAGAATCCAGTATGCAGGAAATATCCACCAATGCAAGCCAAGATAAGAACCATTTTAACCCTTAAGTTCCTTATTTTTCCGTCTTGACCTAATATCCTCGAAATGGTAATTTTTTCCATATTTCTTTAATGAGGGGAAAATATCTTTAAACGTATCTGCGCTGATATAAAATTCTGATGCCGGCTGAGAGACCAAGAACTGACAGATGAACCAGAGCGATTTGCCCATAAACTCTTGCTTTTGGGTCATTTGGTTTAATATCTTAAACATCTCCAAATACATGCTCCGAATCTTTGGCGACAACTTTTCTAGCTTGGAAATGTCGCCCATAACCATTGGTCGCAACATGTCGTATGCTTGTTTGGGGGTAACATAAAAGCGAGGGGCAGGATGGGTAACGGTCTTTTCATAAGCCTCCCTCTGGGTGCGGCATTTGGTATAGACCTCCCGATAAGCCTCCATTAGGTCTTCTCGCATCTTGCAAGTCAACTCAAATTTTCTTCTCACCATACACTTGTCTGTTTAGATGATGCAAATATACAACTTATTTAGAAAATATCCAAATTGTATAGTAATATTTAACTTTTTACCATAAAAATGTTCCTTTTTGTCGAGAAATGCTTAATTTTGCAGAAGATTAATACATTTAACCTATATTTAGCTAGAATTAGTAATTAATTCTACATAATTATTTTTAAAACGTAAGTAATATGAAGCAAAAGAACGATTCACCTCTTACGGAAGAGGAGCGGCAAGCCGTGCGTAGCGTAATACTGAGCCGCAAGATTTATTGTTTTTATGAGTTCCTGTCTTGGCTGGCACCATTTCTTCTGATGCTAAGCCACTGGTACGGTGTATATGATTACAGCAATTATCCGAGACCTACCATCCTCGATACAGATGATAATGGCAGTTGCGTAATCTGGATGTACGTGCTATGCTATCTGTATATGCCGTTTGCCATGATACCTGTGAGCTATTTCTTTCACTGGTGTTGGATTATCCGCATTCCGTTTTACTACTTCATAGGCATCAATGCCATCCGACTGTGGTACCAGCATTGGTTCATGACACCCGAGCAGCTTCCTGCCCACTACTTCTTGATAGTATTAACCCTTATCATATACGCTTATGGAATCATTAGCATTATTATCGAAGGCAAGAAATGCCCTGCGAATGTTAGAGAATGGAGAGTGTGGTTTCGATAACATTCAGCGTGAGTCAGCCATGCGAACCCTAGACTACTTTATGAGCGGCAATAGCCACTTCAACGAAATATCAGCCAGAGGTTGCATAGCACAGATGTATTACTATCGTTCCGACACCGAGAAGGCTTTTGCGCCATACTTCTCCTACGAGGAGGTCAGGGAGGAATACGAGAAGGTAGCCGATGCTATCCCCGACTACAACTTATGGGACTTCGCCGTCACCATGAACCTAGTCTATTCCAATCACATCGAACTTGTTAGGAAATGGTCTCGAACGGAGCAGTCTGTCATCAACAAGATAACCGACCTTTCTGTCAGTTTTCTCTCTGATGAGGACACCAATCACCCCACCGACAAGATATTTTGGTATGTTACAGCAGGGTAGTCGTGGTATCGGAAAAACATATCGGAGTATCATTTACCTTTGTCGCCATTAATCAAAACATTAATGGTATATATGACAGAGATATTTCAAACATTCCTTCAGGAGCACCTATATAGGGTTGCGTTGATCATCGCACTCTGTATGGGTGCTCTTGTTGTTTCCATGGGCGTTGACCTCTTCTTTGGCATCAAGAAAGCCAAGGAGAACGGCGAGGCTACCACCAGCCGAGGATTCAAGAAGACGTGCGACAAGGCACGCAAGTACTTTTCACCCTTCATGGTAGCTGTGTGCATCGACATCATCGCCGCTTGTGCCAACTGCCCTGTACCTATCTTCTCGATGCTGTGGGCAGGATATTGCGTGTTCTGCGAGTTTGTTAGCGTTCGAGAGAAGAGCTGGCAAAAGGCAGAGATTCGGAAACAGGAACGCACCGTTAGCATTCTCCTAGAGAACAAAGATGATATAGCCAAGGCTATGATTGAGATTTTGAAGCAAACAAAGGCAGAGGAGGAACAGGCATGAAGATAACAAGAGCACAAATGTTGGAGATTGTCGGTGATGCCAATCGTGTTGACCGATACTTGCATTACATCAATATGTGGGCGGACACCTTCGAGATTAACACACCTCTTCGCATGGCATATTTCTTAGGACAGGTTTTGCACGAAACCAATGGATTAAGACAACTTAAGGAGGTGGGCAAACCAGCTTACTTCTCCAAGTACGACAAAGGCAACCTAGCCAAGATGTTAGGCAACACCCAGAAAGGCGATGGACTCAAATATCGTGGACGAGGTTTCTTGATGTTGACCGGACGAGCCAACTACCAAGCTTATCAAAACTCAGGCTTCTGCAAGGGCGACATCATGAGTCAACCCGAACTGCTCGAAACTCAAAATGGCTCAGTCAAGAGCGGCATGTGGTATTGGTGGAAGAAAGGTCTCAATGCCCTCGCCGACAAAGATGATATATTGAAGGTCACAAAGAAAGTCAATGGTGGAACCAACGGACTTTCCGAGCGAACCAAGTGGACGGATAAATGTAAAAAGGTTTTGTGCGTATGAAATGGTATGATAACGAAGGATTGATTAGTAGTATCATCACTATCATCGTGGGGTTTCTTATTGTGTTTCTCTTGGATGGCTGTAAGAGCAAGCAATACATCACGGTACCCGAATATCATACGGAATACATTGTGCGTACCGACACGTTCGCCAAGGTGGATAGCGTCTATCTCAAAGATAGCGTCTTTGTCTATCAGCGAGGCGATAGCGTCTATCATACCAAGGTTACCTACCGTGACCGCTACCATAATATATATAAGGTGAAGCAAGATACCATCATTAAGCAAGATTCCGTATCTGTCCCATATCCTGTGCAGAGAACGCTCACCAAGAACGAACAGCGACTGATGGACATCGGTAGGGCATCTATTATCTGTATTCTCTTGGCGTTAGTCCTTGGAGTGTCAACCCTCATTTGGTGGTATCACAACAAAAAGTGCTAGCTTATGGCTGAGATTTCAAAGGAACTGGAGGCTATTGATTCCATACTTATGGAGTAGCACGACCGTATTCGCTCGGGCAGATGCCTCACGAACAAACTTCAAAATTTTATGATGCTCGATTTCCTCCACATGATCGCCAACAAGGATGAGGGAATGAGCTTTGCCGAAGCATGTTCCTACACTCGCATTCGTCCTTCCACCTTCCGAAGGTTAGTCAAGGAGGGCAGACTTCCAGAAGGCAAGAAGCGAAAGGGCTTCACCGAGAAGTTCTGGTATGCAAAAGATTTGGATAAATTCTTAGATAAATTGTGATAGTTGTTTTTCTTGTTTTGTTGAAAGATTGTTTATTTATTTTAAATTTATGTTGTTCATAACAAAATCCCCACTCAGCTGTGATAGCATGGTGGGGATTCTTCTTATATCTTGGCTACCGAGTGAACACCATCGCCTCCGTAACTCAACTTGTCTTTCTTCTTCCATTGAGGTTTCTCCATGTCGTTGGCACTAACCCAGAGACCGATGGCTGTACTCATCAATACATCATCGTGGTTTCCGTTGCCTACGATATTGCCAAGGCTACCATCGTCATGTCGCTCATAGATTCTCAGCTCATGATACATTTCTTTGTCAGGCTCATCCCAAAGCATATCGTCCACAAATTGCTCTAGGTTGTCGATTACCCATCCCTTGGTTAGCTTGTTGGTCTGGAATCCATACTTAGCCAGTACGTCATCACTCACGTCCTCTGGGCTGGTTGTGCGCTGATACAGGTTATCATAGTAGTCCGCTATCTCGTTCAGAATGCTTCCGAAGTGGTCGCCTTCCGTGTTGTTGTTCTTCTCTCGGTCGGCAGTGTTGCTCTCAATCACCAGCATGGCATCATCGTAGTAGTGAGCCAGAGCCGCAGCCATCCATGCCAGCTTGTCGTGCCTTACGTGACCTCGGTACCTAGCCACCACCCTAGGCTTGCCCTTGATGGTCGGTATCATGCCAAAACGGTCTATCACGGTCATTACGGTGTAGTCCGATGTCGTGCTCTTTCCGCCAATATCCACGCTTACCACATATCTGTTTTCTACTTGCAGCACGTTTGGAACCGCCCAAATCTTCAAGTCGCCCATGCCGTCGGTTCGTATGCTGATTTTCGACTTGGCGATGGTCTGGTCGTTCTTCACTGCTGTATTCACCATGATGTCCGCCGTATAGAGAGGCTCACGCTTATACTTCTTCTGTAGGTCGTCTATCGAATAAGGATTGAATACCAAGTTACCAGAGTTACGGAAGGCATCTTCCTCATCTACTGGTGCCTCGGTGGCACAGAAGGAATGAGTGGTGAACTTGTTGCGGAAATTCCTGTACCATTCGATGGCTTGGAAGCAAGCGCCCTTCTCCCACATTCTCCAGAAGAACTTGCCTGTCTCTCGGTAGCCCTTAGGGTTGGTGGTCTTGTCTCTGTTCTGCAAGAGCCATCGGGCAAAGGCTCGCTCGTCCTTCACTTCCTCCATGTCGTGCTCTATGAAGAAGCAAGGGATGAAGAGGAAGGAGTAAGCATCGTTGTTCTTCGGGTCCATGGCAAGTTGGCACTTCTCGTAGAAGAATCCCGAGTTACCCTTTCCTGTGCTCTCGAATACCTCCAAGTTGTCCTCTTGGTTTCTGATACCACCAGAGATAGACGAAATCACGCCCTCAGGGTCGTGCTCAGGGGTCTTCTTCCAGTAAGCCACCTCCGAATAGTGGGCGCAGTGGAAGTTGCTACCACGCACCGAATCGAAGTTCTCGAAGGATGCCACTGTCAGGGTGCTTCGTCTTATCGCCCTTATGCCATCCGTAACTTGGAAGTCGTCAGGCGAGTTCTCATAAGGCGAGAATTGCAGCTTCGCACCGCTGTGTCCGAGTGTCCACCCTGGTTGATGCTCCAGAGCCTTTCGATACATAGCCTTGATTTTCTTCGCCGTGTTCTTCTGCTGGGCTAGCACGATGGCGTTCCATCCGTCTCGGCGAAAGTCTTGCAGCCATTTGATGTAGAGCTGGGTCAAGGTAGAGCCTCCCCACTGTCTGGCTTTCAGAATCACCACTCTGATAGCGGCTCCACTCGTTCTTAAGTCCTCGAATATCTTCAATAGCTTTCGCTGAGGATAGTTCAGCTTGAAAGGTATCATGTTACCTGTCACCTTATCCTCAATCTTGTCGGTCGCATATAGCGCAAACTCGGGGTCTTCCCTGAATCTAACCTTCATAATCTCGAAGGTCAGCACCATAATGAGCTGCTTGGTGTAATAGCTTTTCTCGTTATACTCTCGTCCCCACACCTGTATGATGTATTGCTTCAAGCTGCCCACTTGTTTGAGTCCCCTATATAATAAGGTACGCATACATTCCCTTGGCACCCACATCTTTTTGATCATGAAGTCGGGCAGCTCCAACAGTTCCCTGTGCTCCATGTCGTAGCAGTTTTCACCTGTCCACGGATTATAAGTTCCGTATATCTCTTCGTACCTTGCTCGGTTCTCCAGTACGAGGTCATCTATTTCCTTTTCAGTTACCTGTGCCATTTCCCAAGTCATTTAGCTCCTCAAAGTCAGCGTCCTGTATCTTAGGTACGCTCTCCATGTCCAGAGCCTTGTCGTTGCTCACCTTCGTCATACCCATCGCAGCAAGCTGCTTGAAGTCCTCATCCAGTCCATGCGTCACGCTCACCTCGCTCTGCTTTGGTATCATGTGCTTCATCAAGTCCTTGTAGATGGTTACGTAGGTCTTAGGGTCGTACTCGGCTAGCTCATTCATCTTCTCCTCAAATTTCTCTTGATGGCGAGCCAAGAAGTCACGCAGAAATTCCTTCTGTGCGCTCTTCTTTACAGGTAGTACAGCCTTTGCCTTTTCTGCCCTTTCCTTCTTAAGTTCCCTTACGGTCTGAAAATCGAAATCATCCATCGTTCTAATTAAACATTAAACACTACACACTAAACATTACCCGAACGGTTTCATCGGATGCACCAAGCTTCCTGCCTTGGTGGCGTTAGCCGCATCTATGATGTCGAGTTCGTCATCTGCCAGTTGCTGAGCCTTGTCGGCAGTCAGAGGGTCTTTGCTTGTCAGCGTGAGCATAAAGTATTCATACAGAGCACCGGTCGAAATATAATGGTGAATGTTCTGCACCAGCTCGTCAAATCGGGCATCGTCCCAAGAGTCGGGCATCCTCAGCCACATTTCCTTCTCTTCCCATTCGTTCAAGGCGTTGTCTCTCACCCTGCCTTCTGGCTTCATGATGTAGGCAGAAAGCATCCCTTCCACCTTCTTAAGATATTTGTCGAACCATCGGTAGAATATCGGTCGCTCCTTGTCGTTCTCGCTAGTCGGGATAATCTCATCCTGTTTTGAGTCGCTTCCCCGTCTCGCCCTGCCAATCATATTCGTGGTGGCATCAATGTCGTACCATATTTGGTTGGCATAGATGAAAATATGCTTGTCAAAGTAGATGTGTGCAGGTTTCGGCGGACGAGGTAAGAATGGGTTAGGCTCTTGCTTCCATCCTCGCTCTCTCAAAATATGCGTTGGGTGCAATGGGTTAAATTCCATATTATACCTCCTTTGCTACGGTTACTTCCACCTCCACGCTCAGCTTGTCGCTGTGTCTGGAGAACAATGTTACGTATGCCACGCCTGTGTTCTTTGGCTTCAACCAGAAGGCTTGAGGTTCCTGTATGCGGTGAACTTCCAAGATGCTATTGTCGTTGCTTCGTGCCTCAATATCATCTATGGCTCCATCGTCTATGCTGTAAGACAGGGTTACGTCATCCTCGTCTATGCGAATAGTGATTCCGCCGTCCGCATCGCTACCATCCACCTTGGCGGAAAGATGTTGTGTGTAAGGCACCGTTGGCAGCACTGGACCACTCAGCACAAAGCATCTTCTGATGGCTTGCTCGTCCATCGTCATGAAACTTTGGTATGGCTCGGCTTGCTTCTGATTGGTGGTCTTCACCCACCACTGGAATATCATGTAGTCCTCCACATACTTGGCTACCATTCTGGCTAGCGTGTCGGTCAGCGTTCCGTTGCATCTTCTAGAGGCGTTCAGCGTAAACTCCACCACATCGTCCGTCTTGTCAGCGTAGTAGATGATGTTGTCGCCCATGGTCTGCTCGTTCGATACGATGTAGTCGGCGAGGATGGTCTTCACCATTTCTAGGGCTGTCTGGAAGTCATGCGTAAGGGTCTGCTCATGCACGTCTTCCGTTCCTGCTGCCTCGTTAAAACTTAGCTTGATAGCCTTGTCATCGGTCGCACCGTCCACCTTTGCTTTCAAGAAGGTGGCGTTCTTGACCTCGTTGAGGACTGCCGACTTTACGATTTGAAATTTTATAATCATAGTCTTTACTTATTTTAATACCACTGGTTTGTTATCCAATATCACTTCCCCTGTCATATCTAGCAAGGTCTTGCCGCTAGGCGAAGGTGGCTCTACTGCATAAATCAGCTTGATAGCCTCATTCAGCTTATCGGTCATACTCTCTGCATATTTCTTGGCTATATCTGGTGCAGTTACACTGGTTACTTGATAGGTAACATAGGAAGAAGCATAGCTTTTGAAATTGCTAGCTATGGCATCGACAAGCCCTGTCTTAGCCCTTCGGCGAGTCAGCACGATGTTTACATTGAAGTCGTTATCCATATAGCAAATTGCCAAGTCGGAAAAGTTGCTTACGAAAGACTCCATGGCTTCTTTTAGATACGACTTCAGGATGTCTTCCTCGGCTGTAGTCAAGGTTACACTTGCAAACAAGATATTCCCCTGCTTGTCTGCCGTCCTCTTTCCGATAATTGAGAGGCTTCTTCTTACCTCGTCTTTGAGGTCGCTGTAATTTACTGTTATCGTTTGAATGATTCCTGCCATACTTTATGCTACTTGATTGTAACCATTGAAGAATTGGTTTACGGCGTTCTGGTCTGCGCCCTGCACAATGCCGTTCTCGTCCACCTGTCCGCCGCCTTGCTGCATAGCCATCT